ATTTTTACAAGATTTGATTTTACAAATGCAACATTCATTTCTGGTGGTGGTTCTGTCGGTGAAAAGATGGAACAGATTATTGATACTGCTACTTTCCTTTATAAGGTAGGTTATGTAAGCACAAATGCTAACGTTGTGCAATCAGATACAGGTGTAGCTGGTAGGGTATTTACTTCAAACTCTTCTGCACTAACAATTTCTAGATTTAACAAAAGCACAGCTTTTAGTAATGCGTACCCAATTAGAGAAACAAGTGATACCGGTACTGCTACAACTTCCATCAAGGGAAATGTAAGCAATTCAAGTATACTTTCACTGTCTATTATTACATATGCCGGTACTGGTTATTCAGCTAATGCAAACGTGACAATTGTAAGCACAACAGGATCAGGCGCCGTAGCTTCGGCTACAGCAAATGCTTCTGGTAAGATAACAGCTCTTGTAATTTCCAATACAGGAAATGCTTATGCAACATCTCCAACTGTTACCATAGCAAATCCAATAGCACAAAGTTTTAATGCAAATACAGCTGTAACCGCTGGTACTGGTGAAGGCTCAAATAATATTATTACTGTAGCAACTGCTAATCTGTTTAGCATAGGTGATAGAGTAATATATTCTGTAGACTCCGGTAATACTGTATTAACCGGTTTAACCAGTAATACAACTTATTTTATACAGCATTCTAATGTTACTGTAATAGCACTTTCTGCTACCTCAAATACATCAGCAGGAAATAGAATTGCTTTGACTAAAGGTCTTTCCCAGACAGGGCATTTCATTCAGGGCGCACCAGCTACAGC